AATATATATACACATAATACTTTACAAAATATTATTAACTACGGTTAAGACCTCTTGACTACATAAGTACTCGGTAAATCATCGTCAACCTCTCGCGTCAGCGAGGGCATGGCAACCTCTTCCCACGATCTCGGCTATAGGGCGCTATGTTGGTACTATGCTTGACAATGCTCGGACGCACTGCTAGAATGCCACCATCGGAGCGCATAATATTATTTTCTAGCGCAAATACTTCCACCCCATGATATTACAACCGAACATGAATACCTGACGAGCGCCGTTCACATAGATGATGTTGATGGCGCTTTTTGTTTGCGCCGGGAAGGACAGTGCATGGCGAAGAGAGACCGCACGGAGGAATACGATCCCGACTTCACAACGAAGGGTACGCCACGGAAGCGGTACAGAGCGCCTACCAAGAAACAGCAGAAGCTGAGGGAGCAGAACGATGCCCTGGAGGCGCAGGGACTGGCACGGAAGAGACACCTGATAAACCCCAACCGCAAGCAGAGAAGCAAGGGTGTCAAACAATACTCCTACAACGTGATGTTGCGGTGGACTGCGGAACAGCATGAGTACCTTCAGCAGAAAGCGTTTCGGGAGGGCATCTCGATGGCTGAATGGCTGCGGCGCTTGGTCGATGCGGTGAGGATGGCTGACGGCGGTCTGATGACGGGAAAGACGGAGACAGAGGATGGCAGGGAGAAACGTGGGCAATAAGAGCTACGATGCACTGGTCGGCGAGGTATACGAAGACAACGTAACCGCAATCATGCGGGTGCTGACCAATGTCCGGCAGAAAGCTCCGGCTCACACTGATGCTGAAATCGAAGAGCGTGCCACCCAGTACTTTGTCGCTTGCCTTGACACTGCCACCCTGCCGGATCTCGCCAGTTTCGCCCTGGCGCTTGGCGTGAGCAAACACACGCTTGAGGGATGGTCTAGAGGCGTGAACTGCTCGGCTGACCGTCAGGAAATCATCCAGAAAGCGTACACCACGATTGAAGCGGCACAGTTGCAAGCCACAAGTCGGGGAAGCCTGAACCCCATCCTGTTCATCTTCCTTGCCAAATCGAAGTACGGCTACAGAGAGGATGGCAGTGTTGCCGGATACGGTGACCGCGCAGTCATCGAACAGGGCGCAAGCAATGCCGAAATCGCCGACCGCTACAACACGCCACTGAATGTCACTCTGCCCAGTCTGGCGCAACATGATGATCTACCCAACATCCCGGCGAAAGAGCCGGTTAATATAAATGCCGACACGGACTCAGCCGATGGCACACATGATTGAAGAATCAAGTGATACGGCTGTCAGACAACATCCAGTAACGCCATGATGGTGCAACTCCATCTGTCGGCGCGTCTTCCATGGTTACTGAGACCCCATGTGATGACCTCCTTTAGCGGGTACGGCGATAGGCTGTGATTAAAGGGACTTCAAATGTCCCGCCCGTGTTCACCGTTTGTAAGTCGGAGCGGACGGCTTGTGCGTGTGCCTCCATACTCTGCGGACGGATCTGCGGTCTGACCAGCCGCCTCGTTTACCCCCACTGCCAACACCTCCTGGCTTTCATGGGTTTCCTCCTTCACAAAACGGATTGGGCAACAAACACGCACACTTTTGGAGAACACGATGGCATCAAACTACGATACGCTGACCAACAGAATATATGCGGATATGGCACAGCGCGGCGTAACGCTGATGCACTTACAAGACCTGTTCGACCTCTCACTGAACGAGATCCGCACAGGCTCTTTCGACCGAAATGCAGTTTTCAAGGTTACAGGTGATGTAAAATCTGCACTTCGGCAGATTCTGGATGCGCGTCCCGACAAACAGCTCCAAATCATGTATGACAAGACCCTGCTGCTTGAAGCGCCGTATCTGCTCGACAGTTACTGCCTGTACATCGAGAAGGACAGAAGACCTGATGAGCGGTTTTATGAGCCTCGCCGGAAGACGCTGAAGAAAGTTGTCGATGTCCTTCAGCGGCTTGAGGACGATGAGATGGACGAACAGTTCATCCATATGCCCGCGAGAACTGGCAAGAGCCAGACAATCACGATGGCGGTGGCGTGGCACTGCGCCAAGAACCCGGAGTCATCCAACCTCTACGTGACATACACAGAGAGCGTGGCTGGTGCTTTCTTGGATGGCGTGAAGGAGATATGGACTGACCAGAACACGTACTGCCACTACGATGTCTTCCCCGGCATGAACATCGTTGCCACGGATTCGATAGCGCACACAATCGACCTGAACCGCAAGAAGAAGTACAAGAGCCTCTCGGCGAAGGGACTTGAAGCATCGCTGAACGGAGCTTATGACTGCAATGGTTGGCTCGTTGTCGATGACATCCTCAAGGGCATCGAAGAGGTGCTGAACCCGGAAGTCTTACACCGCAAGCAGTTGCTGTTTGACAACAACGTGATGCGCCGGAAGAAGGCGGGGGCGAAGGTGATCTACAACGGCACCATCTGGTCACTGCATGACATCTTCATGGATCGGCAGCGCTTTCTGGAAGAATCGGTCGATGCCAAGCACATCCGCTACAACATCCTCAAGATACCTGCGCTAGACCCAGTGACGGATGAATCCAACTTCGATTATGACTACGGTGTCGGCTTTGACACACAGTATTACCGCACGGAGAGAGCAAAGTTTCAGGCGAACGAGGACACTGCCGGATTCTTGGCGCAGTTCCAACAAGAGCCGATAGAGCGTGATGGCGCAATCTTCTCACCTGGCGGTCTGCAATACTACAACGGAGAACTGCCGGAAGAAGAGCCTGTCAAAATCGTGGCGGTGTGCGATGTGGCGCTCGGTGGCGAAGACTTCCTGTCGATGCCTGTGGCGTATGTCTACGAAAACGGTGATACCTACATCCACGATGTGGTCTTCGACAACACCGAAAAGGACATCACTCAGCCGCAAGTCATTGAAGCCATCATCCGCAATGATGTCGGCTCGGCGTTCTTTGAAGCGAACCAGGGCGGTGAAGGGTACAAGCGAGAAATCGACCAGAAACTGCATGAGCGGAAGGACTTCAACAACGGCAATGGCATCAACATCGTGAGCAAGTACACTCCCGGCACTCAGCGGAAAGCACAGCGCATCTGGGACAGCGCTCCGATGATTAGAACGTTCTACTTCCGTGAGCCGCACTGCCGGAACGAGCAATACAAGCGCTTCATGCTGAACCTGTTTTCGTTCACGATAACCACAAACAAACATAAACACGATGATGCGCCGGATAGTCTCGCTATGCTGTGCGCATTCCTAAAGAAGGGAAGTGGCGTACGTGCGGCAAAGATTGTACACGGCTTTATTTGACAACTGGGGTGAGAAAGTGGGCAAGGATGTGCTGATAAGAGTCTGCGAGGTAAGCAAGGAAGTCAAATGGCTTCAGCGCCGCATTGATGCTCTGCGCGAGGAGATCAAACGGCTTGAGGCTGGTGGCACTGTGCGTGATATGGTCAAGGGCGGTTCGGGCAATGACCAGATTTACCACATCGAAGGGATGCCCCTGCGGGATTTGGAGCGGAAGAAGAGCCTGCTCCGGGAGCGCATCGTCAAGATGTCCGGCAAGCAAGTCGAGCTTGAAGAAGCCATGACGGCGGCTGAAGCGTACATCCTGTCGATTGATGACCACCGTGTCCGGCAGATCCTTGAGTACATCTACATTGACGGCATGACTCAGGGGCAAGTCGGCAGGGTGATGAACCTCGACCAGAGCGTGATTTCACGCACTTTGACCGCCTATGTCCGGCAAAATCAGCAGAAAGATGCCTAAAACCGCCTAAAAAACCAAAGTTGCATACAAAACATATCAAAACATGGTATAATGCACAATAGGAATAGTAACCGGTGGGCAACGGGAACTAGATCCACACAACTACATCTGCATCGACACTCTGACTCCGGGTGTCGGTGCTTTTTTATTGCCGAAAAGGACGGCGAGGTGAGTGATGGCGGTTTTAGACTACGATGGCTGCGGCAGAAGAGTCATCTTCACAAACGAGCGTGAGGTGACGAGCGAAAACTTAATAAAGGTGCTTCAGCAGTCTTCGATTGTCCACACGATGAATGCTGACCGCATCAACTACCTCATCAAGTTTGAGGCAGGGTATCAGCCGTTCGAACGCACGAAGATCTATCGTGCCGATATCGACAGCCGGTGTGTGGACAATGTCGCAAACGAGATTACGGAATTTAAGCGTGGTTTCCATTGGGCGAACCCCATCACCCTGGTTCAGCGTGGTCAGCATGATTCCGGCAAGGATGATGAGCAGACTGCGGTAAGTCTGCTGAACGAGCAGTTTGCGGCAGAAGGAATCACTGGAAAACAGCAGGATCTCGGCAGATTCGTTGAAATCTGCGGTGTCGGGTACACCTACATCGATGTCAACGCCAACTACGTGGACGGCGATGCCTACTTCCGGCTCGTTACGCTCGACCCTCGGTACACGTTCGTGGTTCGGTCGAACTACTATGTGGATCACCGCATCGTGCTTGGTGTGACCTTCAGTCAGGATGACATGGGCAACACCTACTACTCCTGCTTCACGGACAAACAGCGCTTTGAGGTGTGCAACCTCGTTTCCAAAGCTGACGGCAGCGCCCGGAAGAAATCGGTGTGGAGCGAGATGCCGAACCGTGGGAGCGGTGACAGAAACCCGCTCGGCATGATCCCGATTGTCGAATGGATTCGTGACTATGACCGCACTGGATGCTTTGAGCGCCAGATTGGTGAGTGCCTTGCGCTGAATCAGCTCGCCTCCGATGTGCTGAACTCCTCGGCGCAGGACATTGACGGCATCTGGTGGGCGAATGATGTCGAGTTCGAAAAAGACCCTGAAAGCGGAGAGGTGAAGAAACCCGGCACTGGTGACTGGGTGATGTCCTACACTGCCGAAAACGGCAAACCAACCATTCAGCCGCTGAATCCCAAGTACGATTACGCCGGTGTACTCCAGAACTACACCACAAGGCGTGACCTCATCCTCCAGAAGTGCAACGTGCCTAGACGGTCTAGCACTTCCGGCGGTTCATCCGGCGTGGCGATGGACTCCGCAAACGGATTTGCCGTGGCTGAACTGTCGGCAAGCAAACAGGAGTACATCATGAGCGCTTGCAAGATGGCTGAAGTCAAAATCGTGCTTCAAGCCATCAAACTATGTCCGGCAGTCAAGGCGAATGACCCGCTCCTGTCCATCCGCTACAGTGATGTACAGGCAAGCATCAAGCGCCAGAAGAACTATGAGCTGACCACCAAGATCAACGCCTTTGCGACCGGCGTGTCGCACGGCATCAACGGTCTGCATATGCTTCGCGCCATCAACCTGTTTGAAGATGTCGCACAGGTGTGGGATGACAGCCAGAAGATGATTGAGGAGTACCAGAAGAAGGAGTGCGAACAGCATGAAACCACTTCTGGCTGGGGACAGTCCCGGTGGGCAAACGGCAACGGCAACGGCGAACTGAGACCGGACTACAACAAGAATGACCAAGATGAGTCCGACCAAAACTCGCCGTCAAAGGAAGGATGATGAATCATGGCATCGGTGCTGTCATTTGATGAGTTAAACCGCCTCGGCATCGAACGGCGGTCAGTGCCGTACCGTGAGTGGTTCTCGGCTATCAACCTTCCGAAAGCACGAATCGACAGGCGTGTGGAGATTGCTGAAGCAGTTGAAAGCGCCGTGATGGATTGGATGTATTTCGTGGCGGTCATGCTTGACGAGAACGGATATTTCAACACGGCTATGGCGACAAACGTGCTGAATGAAGCACTGCACGAAGCCGTGCCTGTTGATGATGAGTCTTACCTCGACATCTGGCTTCGGGATCTGGCGCAGGAACTGACAGACAGCACTCAGCGGAACATCGCTGACCCATACTTCCTCTCGGAAGACAGAGCAACGGTCATCGCTGAGAATCAGGCGCAGACGATTGCCGGATACGAAGAGTATGAAGACGCAGAGATGCGTGGCTTCACCTTCAAAACGTGGCACGGAATGCTCGACAATCGTGAGCGTGAGACTCATGTGGAGTCGGAAGGGCAGACAGTGCCGATAAACGAGGACTTCTTCGTTGGAGAGAACTCCTACTTCATCATGCCGTGTGTGCCGTCCGAAGCCGGAGCAGACCCGGAAGAATATGTGAACTGCCGCTGTTGGGCAACTTTTGAATGAACAGCCGAAAGGCTGTTTTTTTTGTTGGTAAGAGCCGGACACGCCACTCAACGATGCGTACCACGTTCGGACTTTATACATGGTCAGAGAAGACCTTAATCGCAACCAAATCGCCAGAGAAGGCGTTAATCGCACACCATGGTCAGAGAAGACCTAAATCGCAGAAAGGAACTGAAATGGCAGAAGAGAACATCACTACCAGTACGCAGGAAACCACTTCCACTGAACAGCCGGAGAAATCGACCGAACAGCGCCTTGAGGAGCTGATGGTGGAGTACGCCAAACTCAAGCGTGCGTCCGACAAGAACGCTTCTGAGGCGGCAGAGTACCGCAAGAAGTATCAGACAACGCTGTCTGAAAAGGAACGCGCCGACATGGAAAAGGCTGAAGCGGCTGCGAGGGACAAGGAAGAACTGGAGACCCTGCGGAGGAAAGACCGCATCCATGAAATCGAAAAAGTCTACCTCGGACTCGGTTATCTGCCGGATGAAGCCGGGAAGATCGCTGTGGCAGAGGCAGATGGCGATTTCGACACGAAAGCCAAAATGATGGCTTCTGTGGATGCCAGAAAGCGCAAATCCTATGAAGCGGAATGGCTGAAAGGCCGTCCCGAAGCCTTCACGGGCGGCGGCAGTGATAGCGCTCCTGTCAGCAAGGCCGAATTTGACAAGCTCTCCTACACAGAGCGTGTCGAATTCAAGCAGAAGTACCCCGATATGTATAAAGCCTACACCAAATAAGTAGGCGAATAGGAGGAGACTATGGCTCTCGATACCAACGCCACCAAACTGGCACAGTTAATCGATCCCGAAGTCCTTGCGGACTTCATCGACACCAAACTCATCGACAACATCCGGCTGACCCCTCTGGCCACCGTGGACACCACCCTTGTCGGCAGACCCGGCAGCACGATCAAGGTGCCGTTCTACACCTACATCGGCGATGCCACGGTTGTGGCTGAAGGCGCGGACATCCCGATCGCCCAGCTGACGCAGGATACCAAGGAAGCAGAAATTCTGAAATGCGCTCGCGGACTGCAGATTACCGATGAGGCCATTCTCAGCGGCCTTGGCGATCCCGTGGGTGAAGCCGCCCGTCAGCTCGTCATTTCCATCGCCTCCAAGGTTGAGGCCGATATGTACACCCAGCTGAACGGCATCACCGGCACGATGAAGTACACCGGCACCATCGATGCTGATGGCGTTGCTGATGCCCTGATCAAGTTCGGTGAGGATCTTGATGGGCAGAAGGCTCTGCTTGTCAACCCGACCACCTATGCCGTCCTGCGCAAAGCTGATGACTGGCTTCCGGCTTCCGAAATCGCCGCCTCCATCTGGATTCGTGGCGCTGTCGGTGAGATTCAGGGCTGTCAGGTCGTGGTGTCCAACCGCGTCCCGGCTAACACCGCTTTCATCGTGAAACCCGGCGCTCTGGCTCTGTATCTGAAGCGCGACACGATGGTGGAGACCGACAGAGACATCATCAACAAGACCAGCTATCTTACAGCCGATAAGCACTACTGCTGCTATCTGCTGGACGAGAGCAAGGCCATCAAGATGGCTACTGCCTGATCTCTCCAAGCGAAAGGAGACTGCGATGGGCATGATGCTCCATAGGCATCCGGCACTGGTGGCGGTTGAGAAAAAGCTCGCCGCCGCCAAGCCGGAAGAGAAGAAAGCGGAGCCTGTAGAGGCTGAGAAGCCGAAGAAGACCCGCAAGGTGAAGAAGTAAGCGGAGGCGTGTGATGGACGAGAATAGCATCTATGAGAGCGTATGTGTCCGACTGGGGCTGTTCTCGGTCGATACGGAAAGCGGTGAAATCACCGTGACAGCCGATGCTAAAACGGCGGTCATACTTCAGCAGATAGTGACCAAAGCGGTCGCAGACTGCACCAGACGGCGCGGTTATCCTGCCGCATACACGGCAGAAATGATTGCTGCCGACATCGTGCAGTTTGAGAGCGTGGCGGTCGACCTGTCGATTTATGA